AGTACAACCTACTATTATTACAGGTATTGAAGCTCTAGGTAGAGGAAATGATTTACAAAAATTAAGAGAATTTGTAGCTGAGATAGGTAACTTAGCTCAAATAAATCCTGCGGTTGTTCAAGCGTTAAATCCAAATGATTTAATAAAACGTATTGCTACTGGTTTAGGTATTGATACAGAAGGATTAATTAAATCTGAAGAACAATTAGCACAGGAAGCAGAAGCTCAAGAAGAGCAAATGCAAAACGAGCAAATGATGAACATGGCTGAAAAAGCTGTAGCACCAGTTGCAAACAATTTATCTAAACCACAAGCACAATAAAGGAAAATTAAATGGTAGACACAGTTGAAATAAAAACAGAAGAAACTACTAGCGAAAAGCCAGTAGAGGAGAAACAGTCCACACAAAGTATAGAAGGCTTACCAGAAAAATTTAAGTCAGTAGAAGAATTGGCTAAAAGTTATTCTGAGCTAGAAAAGAAACTTGGTGAACAAGCTCCTAAACAAGAAGAAGTTGACCCTGTTAATAAAGCAGAGTTAAAGAGTGAAACACCTAAACAAGACAATAGTTTAGAAATAGCTGAAGAAGCTGTAGAAAATGCAGGATTAGATTTTAATACTTTAGCAGATGAATATGCACAAAACGGACAGTTAGGTGATGAATCATACAAAGCATTAGAAAAGTCTGGTATTCCAAAAGAATACGTTGACCAATTTATTGCAGGACAAAAAGCTATAGGTGAACAACAAACTAATAGTGTTAAAAACATGGTAGGTGGCGAAGAGGCTTACAATGAGATGGCACAATGGGCTTCTAAAAATATGTCTGATGGTGAGAAAAAAGCATATAATGAAGCAGTAAATAGTTCAAACATGGACACAGTTAAATTAGCTGTAGACAGTTTAAAAGCTAAATATCAAGCGGCAAACGGTACTGAGCCTAATCTTGTACAAGGTAAAGCTACTCCTGTTGCAGAACAAGGATATGATTCTTGGGCTCAAGTAACAGAAGCTATGGCTGACCCTAGATATGCTAAAGACCCTGCTTATCAAGCGGCGGTCAAAGCTAAAATTGCAAACTCAGAAATATAAAAGTACCCCTATTAAATAAATAAAAAAAGGAGAAATAACTATGCCAATGGGAAAAGGAACGTATGGGTCTAAAAAAGGAAGACCTAGTAGTAAGCTAAAAGGTGGTCAAAAAAGATTACCTGCCGCTTTAAAATCAAAAATAATGAAATCTAAAAAGAGAAAATAATTATGGCAAAACGTGGATTATACGCTAACATTCATGCTAAGCGTAAAAGAATCGCCGCAGGTAGTGGCGAGAAGATGCGAAAAGTAGGAGCTAAAGGTGCACCTACTGCTAAGCAATTTAAAAGAGCGGCTAAGACAGCTAAGAAAAGGTAGTCATGGTTGCTAAAAAATACCAAAATCCTTCAGGTGGTTTAAACGCCGCAGGACGAAGGTATTACAATTCTCAAGGTATGAACCTAAAAGCACCAACAAAAGATAAGTCTAGTAAAAGGCGTAAATCATTTTGTGCTCGTATGTCAGGCGTTAAGGGTAGAATGACTGATGATAAAGGTAGACCTACAAGAAAAGCATTAGCCCTAAGAAAATGGGATTGCTAATATAGTTGTGCAACACTTATGTGTGGCAACTGCCAAAACAATTTAGCCAAATAACTTGACCTACTGCGGTAGACAATCTTGACTAAATAACTGAATTGAAGAGGCTTTTATAAATAAACGTCATAAATCACAAAGAAGGAGACAAATATGGCAAACGCAAGTCCAGTCTCAGTCGGTAGAGTAAATGCAGGTGGTTCGGAAGACGCTCTGTTTCTAAAAGTATTCGCAGGAGAAGTATTAACTTCTTTTGAAAGAGCTTCAAAAACAGAAGGTGCAGACATGGTGAGAAGTATCTCATCAGGAAAATCAGCAACTTTCCCAGTAATGGGTAGAGTTGGTGCGTCTTACCACACAGCAGGAGCAGAAATTACTGGCTCAGACGTAAATCACAACGAAAAGGTTATTACAATTAATGACCTTTTAATCTCATCAGTATTCTTATCAAATATTGAAGAGGCAAAAAACCATTGGGACGTAAGAAGTGCTTACTCACAAGAAATTGGAAGAGCATTAGCTTTTACAAAAGATAAGCATATCTTACAAACAATCGGTCAAGCATCATTAGCTTCAGCTAACGTTTCTGACAGTGGCTATGGAGCAGGTCAAACTATCACTAATGCTGATATTGCATCTGCAACAGACTCTACTGCGGCAAACGGAATGATTAATTCATTGTTTGAAGCGGCAAGAAAATTAGATGCAAATTACGTTCCATCAGAAGGCAGAAAATGCTTTATGAGATTGGAAGAATACTACAAATTAGCAAACGCAACTAATGCGATTAATGTTGATTTTAGTGGTAAAGGTTCAATCGCTGAAGGTAAAGTAGTGAAAATTGCAGGTATTGAATTAGTACCTGTTGCACACTTTGTTGACAGCAACGTAAACTCAGGCGTAGACCAAGGTTCAGCTACAGCAGGTGGTTCAAACCCTCAAGCTGTAAACTTAACTAACTACGTTGCTCTAGTTTCTCACCCAAGTGCTGTAGGTACAGTTAAACTTATGGACTTAGGTGTTGAAAAAGAGTACGACATCAGAAGACAAGGTACGTTAATGGTTGCTAAATATGCTATGGGACATGGTGTATTAAGACCAGAAGCGGCTATCGGTATTAAAGAAGCGTAATAGTTTCTTTATACTTTTTAGATTAGGGGGATTAATTTCCCCCTTTTCTATTTTAAAATAGAAGGGAATAAATATGAAATTAAAAGAACATTTACCACATTTTTGGGAAGAACATAAGAAAGCAATAGCTGTTGCAGTTATTGTATTATTAATAGCAATCATAATATAATGGCAACACAAATCACCCCAACTACAGAATTACAAGCTGTAAACATAATGCTAAGTACAATAGGAGAAGCTCCTGTTAATAGCATTACAGGTACAACTACAGTTGACGTAAGTACAGCAAAAAATATTCTTGACGAAACATCAATGTCAATACAATCACAAGGTTGGAATTTTAACACTAATTATAATTATAAATCATTATCTTTAGATACAAATAATAAAGTCCCATTACCAACTAACTGTGTAAAAGCAGATGCTAATAAAGCATACAGACATTTTAATTACACTATCAGAAATGGTTTTCTATATGATATGGAAAAAGATACTGATGTATTTGATAGTGCACCTAGTTCAGTAGATTTAGTCTTAATCCAACAATTTGAACATCTCCCAGAATACGCAAGACGATATATTACAATGAAAGCGGCAAGAAGATTTGCTTCAAGATTTATTGGAGATAATCAAATTACTCAATTAATTGGACAAGATGAAAATGAAGCGTTAATGGCGTTTCATCAAGCTGATTCACAAGAAGCAGATATAAATATGCTAAATGGTGATTCTAATACGTTTTCAATAATTAACAGAACAACTAGAAGGACTTACTAAT